GTGGTGATCCTGATTGATTTTGCTTTTCTCATTGCTGGCAAGGCAGATACCTATAATGAGACTGCTATCATTTCTGTGGTTAATTTGGTGCTATCCGAAGGTATAGATAACGGGCGTATTATCGCTGAACGAATTAACGATGCTGGCTATCAAACGAAAGGTGGTAAAGCATGGGATAAGGATATTTATTCAGCGTGGAAACAGCACAAGGATATAGTAAATAAATTGAATTATTTGCAGGACTAAAGCCACTATTGATTTTAACGTATAAAAATTGTTATTACAAATTTTGCTATCTATAATAACGGACAATTTAAACTATATTTTTGTCCGTTAAGTGCTAAAAGAATTATATTATTATGATAAATTATTCATTAACCTTGAAAATTCACTCATGCATATATGTATATTTTTCACCCGTTCTTCGGCGGTGCTATTGTAATCATTCGGATGTACCTTATCAGTGAGTATGTATAACTCAACATGCTCCAAGTTTTTTGTCACATTATCTTTTATTTCAATAAAATTACTTCCATTATTTAATTTTGTCGAAACTACTACATGATATTTTAAATTATCAGAAAAAGAACTATTCTTTTTTTCTTTAGTTATCCCATCATTGAAAGTGAAACTCGTTCCTTTTAATTTATCTATTTTTTTATTCCACGTATCACAAAATGCAAAAATATCATTTCTAGACCATCCAAAATCAAGCTTTAAGTCGATGATATCACTACTTACTCTATCATTCATAATTAATATATCTGGGAAAAATCGTATATTTGCTGTTGATGAAAACAATTGCTGATCTACGAAATATTGATAACTATCAGGTAAATTTTTTGATAAATAATCAGCAAATAGATCTTCAAAAACACCCGATACAGAATGACTACGCCCACGAAACACTCTCTTGTTTTCAACATATGTTTCTCTTGAATTTTGATAGGCATATATCAAATTCTCTATAATGTCTTCTGGTGACTCATTTTTATTTTTTAATTTATTTATTAGCATTTCTATTCTCAAATTAGTTTTATTATTACGGCTACCCCCAACATATGCTGAAGTTAACAGCTATCTAATCATAATGCTAAGTTGATAGTAAAAACTTAGCAAACCTTAGCATTGAATACGTAGTTACCTTAACATTTCTATATATCTAAATTTGAGCATAAATTACGTTAATCATTACTATGACTGGCTTTGAGTAAGTTCGCCCCCTGCGCAGTGTGCAATTTACCTTATCAAACCTTATCATCTGAAACGTTATCAAATGTTATCATTTATCTAAGATATCCAAAGATTCAACGCTAATAAACCTTAGGAAAACTTAGGATTGAGGAATTAGAAAAACGTTAGGATTTGTTAGGGTTTAATATTTATTTTTGTCGCTATCACCCTATATTTACAGTTTTTCTAACGTGTCCGAAAACTATTTTCTGTTAGATACATAAACCATGATTCTTAACGTACTAGAAAAGTCATTTCACTTACGCGCATACTGTTCACGAAAGTATCTACCTTACGCATCCACCCTAGTGATTCTGTTACCTCGATTCCAATACCAACTTTATCAATGATTGACTATTTACTCATCACAATTAAGCCCCAACTCATCGTTAAAGGGCTTTAATATAATGATATATATCACTTATATTGTGTGAAATATTCAGGAGTTACTAAGAATGGGACAAGGCCATATTGCATTAATTCATTTACTGACACATCTGATAATTTAAAAGTCAGTGGTTTTTTGTCAAATTTAATTCCGCTTATTAACACTGGGTCATTTTTAGATGTGCTTCCTGTAAATGTTACGCCTAACGCAACTGCCTTATCAATTTTCACGTTACCAGGTATAAGAATAATGCTGATACTAAAATCCATCTTTTGATGTGAATCTTTTTCTGCTTGCTTGATTCTTTTAATTAACCCTTCTGAAGCATTAACACCAGCCAATATATCTTTGTAAGAGATAATCATTAGATCCGTATCAATAATCTTCTTATCTTCTCCAACCTTGCCAACACCAACAGGTATTGAGAAATGTGCGAATGAATCAAATTTTTGCTTATAACATTCAACATATTCCGCATCTTTAAAAATTGTAGGTACTTTATTTTTTAATTCTATTAATGATTTAGATTCCTTTCTGGAGTCTTCAAAATCATTACATGAAGATACTTCGAAATTAATATCTCCTTTAACAATTTTTTGCTCACTAGATAATAAGTCATCTGTATTTATTTTTGTTTCTAAATCAACCTTACAACCAACTAATAAGGAAGATATAACAGCAACCATAAATATTTTCTTCATCAAAAAACCCTTATGATAATTAAACAAAACTTTACAATTTCATTTAACCATCATAAAGGCTTATAGCAAGCAAAAAATGCAGAGAACAATCTAAATACGACTTATAGCACTTTGACTGCTATTTCTTTTCTGCCATTTCAATTATTTCTTTGGCTGTTTTACCATCAAGTTTATCTTTGAATAACTGCTGTTTCTCTTGATCACTTCCTTTCGTGCTACCAACTTCAAACATTGTTTTCAATACAGCTTTCTGTAATTGAGCAAATTGTTCTGCTGGCAATTCTTCCTTCATTGATTGCATTGATTGTTTTATTTCATCAGTTGACGATGCTTTAAATTTAGCCTCGCCACAGCCAATGAGAAATAAAGATAGCACAGCTACCGTTAGAAATTTTTTCACATTTACCTCCTAAAAAGATTCATCAAGGATAATAATGAATAACAGCAAAAGAAAGCAAAACTATCAATTAGGTGATATAGCGCTCATTAAATTTTGGTAAGTTAACCTATTAGCTTTATTGTAAGCATCAGAAGAAAGTGAAGTCGCTTTTTGAGGATCACTTGATGCAATACTTTGGTAAATTGTTGTATCCCCAATCTGAACAGAGATATTTCTATTCGCTTGAGCGTTAGCCATTACCGCATTAGTATTTTCAGGCAAGACAGCTAAACCTTGAATTGTATCAATTAATTTCCCTGAGAATTTACTGTAGTGGTCAACTAAAACTGGTCATCGTTTTAGAGTTTTTCCAGTATCTCTTTTCAGATTTGGTTGGTGGTAACCCACCATTATATTCATGAGGTCTGAGTGTACGGTAATATCCGATAATATAATCTGTTATATCACGATCTGCATCACCAAAGCTTATGTAATCCATCGGTATCCACTCGTTTTTTAGACTCCTGAAGAATCACTCCATCGGACTATTATCTCAGCAGTTTCCTCGTCGACTCATACTCTATATTATCCGATAACACCATAGTAACTGCCGAAATTGTCTACTGCGAAATTGTCTACTGGTATAGTGACTACCCTGATCGCTGTGAAACATGACTCTCATTGGATGTCCCCGTCTTTCCCAAGCCATCGTCAGTCGACTATCAGGTGAAAACGACATAGCCCACCCCACCGGTTTTCGGGCAAACAAGTCAAGTACAACAGAGAGATATGCCCAACGCTTTCCTATTAGCTTGGCTCCGTAACTTGATACGTCTTTTATCTGGCTCAACACAACGACATTTCCAGCATTTACAGCTACTGAGATAAACCCCGAACTCATGGCAGAAAGTGACTATAGAATAACGCTCTCTGAGTTTTCCGATTAACGCAAATTGTTCAGGGAGTCTGACATCAAGGACCAGTAACCTTTTTTAATATTTCATTTTCCATTTCAATACGTTGAAGTTTTTTCTTTAATTCACGTATTTCAATTTGCTCAGATGTAATAAGGGACGCTTTGGGCGTTTTCCCAGCCCTTTCGTCCCGTAATTGTTTTATCCAGCGAGTCATAGTGGAAATACCAATATTCATGGCATTAATTACATCAGCAACTGTATAGTTCTGATCCACAATCAGTTGGGTGGCCAAATGTATTAAACCACTACATACCGCATGTAAAGTTTTAAGAGATCAGATAGGAAAGCATTCAAGATATGTCTTTGTTCATACAGAGTCAAAAAAACGCCCTGATGGAACAATGATACCTCAAATCAGAAAAATGAGAGTTGATGACAACAGTGGCTGGCGTGCTGGATTAAAAAGAGCTGGTATAGAAAACTTTCGCTTTCATGACTTAAGACATACTTGGGCAAGTTGGTTAATTCAGTCCGGAGTGCCGCTTTCAGTATTACAAGAAATGGGCGGATGGGAATCAGTTGATATGGTTAGAAGGTATGCACACCTAGCGCCTAATCATTTAACTGAACATGCAAAGCAAATAGACACTATTTTTGGCACTTGCGTCCCAAATGCGTCCCACTTGAGAAAAGTAGAGAATTTAAAATGAATGTAACTAATTGATTTTAAATGGTACGCCCTACAGGATTCGAACCTGTGACCTACGGCTTAGAAGGGCGTTATATACTGATTTCATTGAGTTTTATATAATTTCATGAGATTTCATCTTTTTGATTTACAAGGATTTATATACCTTGCATGATTTCAGCTAGTTTCATATCATTTCTTCGTTACTTGACCCGTTACTTGACCCGCAAACAACCCGTAAATGGAAATTAGTTATGGCTAGCGTATTACTGACTGATAGTAAAATACGAGGACTGAAACCAAAGAAATCTGCGTATTATACTTGGCAAGCATCAGCGACTAGAGGCACTGGACGCCTTGGTGTAAAAACATATCCATCTGGAAGAAAAGTTTTCGTCTACCGCTACTTCAAAGATGGAAAAGAGAAATTTATATCGCTTGGTGATTACCCTAATTTATCACTAGCAGATGCTGCAGTAAAATCCGTAGCAGCTGCTACCGAATCATCATCCCCAGAGAGAATTAAATATGAACACGCCACAGTAAAACAGCTTTTTGATGATTACATTGAAGATCAAAAACGACAAGGCAAGCGTTCATATGATAAAACTCAAAACAGACTAAATCAGGTTCTAGATAGTAAGCATATTGATGCCTCTATGCCTGCAAAAGATGTGACTCCAGATCATATAAAAAGAATACTTTCTGAGTTTATCTCCCGAGGTGCTTTGGCAGGTTCGAACAAAGTAAGAGCAAATCTACATGCGGTATTCAACTTCGGTTTGTTTGCCGATAATGATCCAGCAAAAATAAACGAGCGCGTTATTTATGGATTGGAACGAAATCCTGTCACTGTGGTTCCTAGACAAAAAGGTGCAGATAAAGCGTTAGATAGATTTTTATCATGGGATGAGTTGAAGCTATTATTAGAGCTATTCAATAAGCCCACCATCGAATGCCCTATTAACTCAGATTATGCGCGTCTATTTCTATTTTGCGTTTATTCCGCAGGACAAAGGCCATGGGAAATTCTGGCCAATACTCGCGACAATTGGGATAAAAAGAACAATACATTAACGGTTCCACCTCATATTTCAAAAACAGGCGATTATCATGTCATTCCACTGGTACAGCCTGCTATTGATATTCTTAATATCCAAGAACTATTGTATCCAACATCAAATTATCTTTTCCCTGCTGATACTAAAGAAAGACACTTGCTAACGTCTGAATACGCTAAACAATTAAATAAATTTTGTAAGAAAAATGAGTTTGAGAAATTTACACCTAGAGATGTGAGAAGAACATTCAAAACATTGGCTGGAGAAATGGGAATAAGTTCTGAGTTAAGGGATATGGTGCAAAACCACAAAAGACCAGGAGTTTCTCAAAAGCATTATGATAGATATGATTATTTAAGAGAAAAACGAGAAACGCTTGATACATGGTGTGAAAAACTATCGTCTCTAAAAGAAGCATAGTATTTATATATCATTTAAATTTCTTATTGTCGGATAGATGTAACCCACAATAAGGAATGCTAAAAATGAGAATGGCTCTATATGCCTGTCATTGTCATAGAAATCAGTTATCAACATTGAACTCTACAAATAAAAGAACAAAAATTGAGCATTTTAGTACAAAGTAACGTACACTGAATCACGATATCCCTATAATGGGTGAAAGATATGAAAGCTTTTAATGTGATAAGAATGTTTCAAGACGCACTAGTAGAAGTTACCTGCCCAAGTTGTTCTTATGTTGCCAAACAAAACAAACATAAACTTAAGAAAAACCTAATCTTATTGTGTCCGAATTGCGGTTACATGTTTTATTTCAATAAAATATAAAACTAAACTCAATATGCCAGTTGTTGCCGTAGACGTTGAACGACAACAACCAGCACATTTGCGCGAGTATTTTAATGAACGATTAGCGTTTTATCGTGAGAGAAGTAAGAGATTGCCGGACGGAAATTCAGTGCAGTATTTGAAAACGGAGTAGCGCCGATGCTCGATGGAACCGACCGAGTTATATAATCAATCAGTTATCAATTTCTGGTGTCTTATTGGTGTCCTGATTTTATATCACTTAAAAATACCAGAGCTCAAATCAATGAAATGCTCTAATGACAACTTACCTTCAAACTTGTCTCCATATTCCCGATTCATTGTCTGCATGTCTAGTTTGAATGATATATTCTTAAATTTACCTGATTTATTTATGGGAATTAATTTATTATCTAAAAAAAACTTAATAACTTTTTTATGCCCTTCAATATCATCAATATTTAAGTAAAAACACGCAACTCCAGATTCAGCATTATTCGTATATTTACAATGCTCGACTACGCTATTTAAAATTGCTTTTTGACATATTTTATCTGTGAACTCCGCATCATTAAAAAAATACATCCACTTACCAATTTTGTCGTTATTTATGTTATTACTTTCATTTTTAGATGAAAAATAAACCCAAAAATCATTTTCTCTAATCTTCATAAAACACCTAACTTATACATGATAATATTTTAGTGTAGCACTCTAATTATTATATTAAACTTCCTCTTGTTTTTGTCTACGCTCCTCTTCCACCTTCTGCGCTTCTGCCATCTCTCTCATTCTCACGTTATAGATTGATTGCTCAGGCATCTGTACACGAACGGAAATAAAACGACCATCAGGAATATCAATCGGGTCGCCGTCATTGAAACCGTTAATATCATTACGAGCGAATTTAGGTGCGCTAGGGTGAGTTCGGTGATAGGTCTTAACGAGAATCGAACCATCTTTGTTAACTTTAGAGTTAACCCATATCAGTGGCTGTTTATTAACATCGAGTGGAATTTCAATACCGCCATCAACTCCACCCCAGCCTGCATCTGAGTTAAAACCAAGTACACCCTCAATGAGATACTCACCTTTCGCTACTCGAGTAACAGTTGCGCCCTCGGATTCGTCGTTAGTTGTGAACGAGCCATCTGGATTGATGTCGATGATTGGGGAGGCTTTTTTGATAAAGCCGTTTGTATCAGATCTTGCATTTGCCGTAGTCCAAACTTCCCATGTACCAAACCATGCGCCTGCATCTTTTGTACTAAATAAAAATCTATTACCTCGCCCCCATAATGAAAATACATACTGATCATTAGTAACATGAGTGCAAGCCATACCCATAAACATTACATTATATGCTTCAATATCTTGGCATTGATAAAATCCGTTTCTATTTATGGACTGTTTGCTAACCGTATTTGGCGTGACATTTGTGACAACGTCCATCCCATTAACTGCAAGACCAGTATTAGTTAAATGAATTCTACCGCTTCCATTTGTATTTATTTGAAATTCATTGGAAGCATCCATAGATCCCATTCGCCAACGAAGCGAGTTATCAGATTTCAAGCTTTCAATATAGCTACTTTTTGAATTGTCTGGTGCTTTAAAAGCCATCACCCTGCCGCTTAATGCATTGACTCCACTATAAATTATATGTTCAGTAGCACCTTGAGGTACTCTGGGTATGCCTAAAACCCCATTATATGAGTTACCTAGATTGTATTGGAAGAAGCCATAATCACTACCGTCTGTGGAGCGTGGAGGGTACAAGTTTAAATAATCTTTACTATCTCTAGTTGCCGAGATTGGATTCGCAGACACTCTCCCTGTAACGTTACCCCCTGTTTTAAGATCTAGTTTATTTGCAATATCACTTTGCATCTTCTTAATACTATCTAGCGTAACAATCTCACCATTTGGCATCTCAATTTTTGTCTGGCCCGTTTGAGTCATCCATGTGTTCATTGCATCGAGGAAATACTCAACATAACTATTAATAGCGACCATTGTTCTTGCTGCATCACTATTATTATCTGGCTCAGTAATATGAATTGAGAATGTGGTGTTAGTGGCTGTGGCTAATGCAGGTTGTGCTAATACTAATTCAGTGTCGGAATTAACGGATTTAATCATATACGGAATATTAGTATTTCCCGATTTAATTAAAATAGTCATTCCGATATTAATAGCTGGATTATTATTTTTAAATTTAGTGCCAGTGCCTTTGACAATAGCAGACCCTGACACTGTGTTAACAGTGCCTGTTGTGTATATCATGATTTATTTCCTTATTGCTTGCAGGCTAATAGTGTTATTTTGAAATATCTATCTTCGCTGTCATACCTAAATACGCCGGGCGTATTCGCTTTTAACGTTGTTGATGGAGAATTCCAATAAGTAAATTCTTCATAATTCCCACCATTTTTAATTTCAAAGAACTTATTATCGTTTAACCATAATCGACACCACTTACTATTATGAGTCGTCGCTATGGTGACTACTTGAATAACACGGTCAAAGGATTGTGCTGGTATTGTAATTGTTTCTCCATTACCAAGAGAATAAAACTTAACTATATCGCCTTCGATATTCTCTACTTTTAAAGTGCCCTTAATTTCACAATCCTTATCAATAATCACATTATTCATTGTGCCTTTAGTGGCTTTAATTTCTCCTCTAAATTTTGCATTATCAAATTCAGCGTATCCGTTTTTATTAATTATCCAGCCTGATTTTCCCGCCACATAATTATTTGATTGAATGACATCCCCTATTTTTGCATTTGTAATAGAACCATCTTCGATAAATAAATCTCGAACAAAGAATTGTCCATTTTTGGCATACATGAATAATTCCATCTTGCCATTTGCGGGGTTGTACCAAGCGAAATTATTCGCGTTATAACCAAAGAATGATTCAAGCTTGCCATTCTTAACTTGAGCACTAATCACTTGCCCTGCTGCGTTATATTTAACTTTGTCATGAACAATCGTGATATTAATTGAGTGCGTGACAACACCATCACCAGTTTGACTAAACTCGGCCTGCATTTTTTGGTTAATCATGCCCTGCTGTTTACCGAATTGAGCCTGTACCTGCTCTTCAGATTTAGCCATTGCTTCGTTTGTTTTACTGATAGCCTCCTTATTTGTCACGACATCCGCAGCAATACGCCCCATTTCCTTATCTGTATTGCCTAACTTCTGATTAGTATTAGCTAAATCTTGATTGGTACCATCAATGCGTTTATTTGTTGCATCATTAGTTGTTTTTAACTCAGTGCGGATCTCCGTAGTTGTTTGACCGAACGCCTTATTTAGCTCAGTAATTGAAGTTTGAGTCTCTTTAATTGCAGATGTGTTATCACCAACCACAGAGTAAATTTCTTTAACTTCCTGTGCCCATGCTTCGTTATCCGTTGCTCGAACTTGCCATAGTTCTTTAATTCCAGCTTGAGATTGACCGTGTTTCACTAACAAACTACGTGATAGTTGAGAGTCAGCGTTACTAAGAATAAGTGCTGTCTCAGCATTCCAATCCAAGCGTTTACTAAGTTGTTGGCCGGCTTCCGATGACATGAAATGTCCATCTAGCTCTGGCAATATCGTACCTACATCAAACTCCGATTCTCCCCGAATAAACTCAGTCCATTCAGATTGATTACCGGTTTTATCCACCAGCCTTGCTCTAAAATAAAATGCTACGCCTGCTGACAAACCTGCCATTTCATAGGTTTTAGATGGATATGGAACATCAGATAACAGCATCAGACCTTCACCATCATTGGTTTTACTGTACTGAATTTCAGTTTTTAATGTATCACTGGTGTTTTCACCAAATCCCCAGTCTAGCTTAATACCAAAGACTAATGGTGACGCTCTAAAGTTAACCGGCTTGGGTGGGTTACCCATTTTTCCGGTTAACGTTTTTTCTTCAGAATATCCCCACCCGCTTGAGATCTCAGAGGCATTAATGGCTCGAACGCGAACTAAATATCGACCAGAATAAACACTAGGAACTTCAATAGAGTTAATGGAGCTACGAGGCATATTGACCCAATTGCCTTCGTTTCTACGCCATTGCGCTTCATAAGAGATTGCGTTTTCAACTTGTGGCCACTGTGCTCGCATTGTTTCAAAGCTAACGCCTTGACTGACGATTGAGTAAGAATTAATGACAATATTTTTCGGGGCTTGCTGGTTATTAGGAGGAATAACGCTAATAGGCCTTTCATCAACCACCGCACCAGAATCAACGTGTTCATATTTATTGGGATCATGCTGAATGGCGGTAATAGTAAATTGATTAGATTCATTTTCTGTAACACTAACAACGCGATATTGTTGTGCATACAGTTCTTCTGATTCAACAACCCACACACATTCTGTCTCTGGTGTCTCACTGTACTCCGTTGTAACCGTGATCACCTTCCCTGATACTGTTTGTATCGTTCTTGCTTGCGATTGCCCTGAAGGAAGATTGAGAATTAAGCGATCACCACTTACAGCATTTGCAACGCGATCTAATGTGATATTTCTGCCATCGATGGCACTCACTCGACCACCAGTGACTTTTCCTGACAACAGTTCATCAGCAACAGCGATAATGTAACCGGGTTGCGGAATGTTCCCATCTAACCCGACAGAGAATGTCACCATTCTGTCTTTATTGTTTGTCAGTATTCCCCAGCGCCCTTTTCTGTTTGCTTCACTTTGTCGAGTACAGCCAATCGCGGTAACTTCTAATTGATTAAACCCAAACCGAGAAACTAAATCAGGTTCAAACACTGGCTCCATTGCATCAGCATATCCATTTTGCGGATCTGAATACGAAACCAATGCCGTGGAATACTTTTCTTTACTGCTACTGCTTGAATAAATAAATTTGCCATCAATCACATTGGCTCGGGTATAGCTATAATCAATATCACGAGGCATATCTGCTAATGTCACAATCTGACCGCCACCCCAATAGGTCATTCCTCGAAAGATAGCCGCAAAGTCACGTAACACGTTATACGCTTCATTTCTATCTTGCACATAAACATCACAGACATAACGAGGTTCGGTGCCATCACCACCTTTCCCATCGGGTACCAATTGATCACAATACTGCGCTATACGGTATAACTCCCATTTATCAATCTGTTGTTGATTTATTCGTTGTCCAAGACCAAATCTATCGGAGATGACAATATCGTAGAAAACCCATGCGGGATTATTGGTCCATGCCCATTTAAAGGAACCATCCCACACACCCGCATAGGTGCGATCAATAGGATTGTAATTTGAAGGTATTCGGATTATGCGTCCTTTCGGTTTGCACGTTATTTGCGGAATAGAGCCGTTGAATTGTTTAGAGTCGAATTCAATATAAAGTAACGCTGTATGAGGATAGGTGAATTTAGCATCAATGACTTCAGTGTAACTTTGCAAAACAACCGTATCACCGATTTTACTGCTATTAGCATCATTAGAGACTTTTCTAACACGTAGTGACCATGATGTTGTCGATTCAGGTAAATCAATTCTGTGTGCTCGCTCATAACCTGATGTCGTTTTTCCTTTTACGGCACTATCAATAACGGTTTTCCAGCTACCACCGTCGGTTTGTAAATCAATGGCGTATTTAACTTCATTACCCACCAAATCCCCATTATCTTCTTGCTTGAATAATGAAGGCCACTTTAGACGAACTCGAATAGCTGATAATTGTGAATTGGTAAATGTGTGAACCCACGGTGTTTTACTCGAAATCGTTGAACCAACATTGATCTCATTTTCAGCGCTAGGTAATCCTTGAATATAAGTCTGTGCTTGTGTGCCTGGTCTAAAATCCCACGTCACACCACTAAAATTTGCATTTCCTTCAGTGTCTTCTAACGGCGTACCATCAAGAAAGATATTTTGTGCCGTTAACTCTCCGGCAAATTCTCCCTCACCCAAGGCAATGAGTAACTTTGCTTTAGCAATAGATTGTAAATCATCAAGTTGCTCAACAGGCACACGAGGACTACCACCGCCCCCTTTTTGGCCGTGAATTGTTTTTCTCATTAGATTATTCCAAATAGATTTATTGCTGATCTTCTACATAGATACCAGCCGAAATGATGGCGCCACCAATAGTTCTTTCGCCATAAAGCACTGGCACAGGGTAACCTTGAGAAACGGTATTAGTAGGAGAGCCAAACGCATACGAAGGTTTGTTTTCACCCTGATCTTGCATTGCAAGACCTTTCGGTTGAGGTGAAAGCATTTGGATAACACCGCCGATAGCGACTGATGCGCCAACAGCAAATAAAAGGTTACTGGCCCATAATGCGGAACCCCAAGGTAGCCATATAGCGGCAGCAACAAGGACGGCACCAAAAATAGTCTGAAAAACACCCCCTCTTTTGCTCCCCATCACAATGGGAACGATACGAATAATTTCTTCTGATATCGGGAAATTAAGATCATCAACACCAATATTCTTTTTCCCTTTAAATACGGCGTATGTTAATCCTCGTGATTTACTGGTATTTAAATACTGTTCAAATCCATTTAAGGTACAACAAAGTGCTCTGATTGCTTCTGATGTTGTCGTAATTATGCGCTGATGAGTTTTACCAAATGTTTTTCCTAATATTCCGCTTAACTCTATTGTTACCATTTTTTCTTTTTGCATAAAAACTCCATAAAAAAACCCGCACTTGGCGGGTTATTCAGTATAATATTACTGGTAGCTACAATTACTCTTTAAGTGATACGGCATATGCCATGATATATCATCCACTATTATAGTGAATTCAGGTTTAGCCCCCACATAACCACCGTATGAATTTTTAGCATTTAGCGTGTAATTAACAATCCAGCCAAAATTGACTTTACCATCGAATATACACCATCCTTTTCTTGGTTCAGTGAAAGAGTATATTGCTGACATGGGATCTTTTAAACGCCCTTCCTGATATGATTTTATTTTTCCTTCATAAAATTCTTTACTAGGTTTTTCACCATAATCAGCATTTTGCTCTTCTATCATCGTGGGTCTTGCCACACAACCCGAAATAAATAACGCTATAAAAATAACAAGTATATTTTTCATGACATCATCCCAATAGTAGAAATACCTTAACAAGGGTATCTATGGTTAATTAATTTGTCATGGCTATTTTATGTTTCAATATTATAACTGTGCGATCACGCCAATAACCACCATAAGGAACTCGCTGGCTTAATCGCCCATAAAGGTGATGTAATAACATGCCATCATCCAGAATAATACCAGCATGATTTGCAACATTGGATTGAACCTGCATAACAACCATATCGCCTACTTGTGGTTCACCTTCTACTTTCATAAACCCCGCTTCTTGCCAATTATCCATATAGCGATCTTCACCTTGCTCCCACCACGGGTAATCAACACGATAATCAGGTAATACAATATTATGTGTCTGCTTAAAATAACTCATTATTAGACCCCAGCAATCCGTAAAACCAAGCACAAATGGACGGCCAATAAGAGGAAGTTCGCCTCGAGGAAGAATTTCACGAAAATCCCCCTCGGGGTAACTGACAATATACCAAGGGATACCCAGTGCATCACATTGAGCCTGATCTAACTCAGAAGGCTGAGTCGTAGCATCTGGATGACTATGAACAATACCAATAACGACGCCTTGGTCTTCACATAATGCATATTCTTGGGGAGAAATAACGAAGTGCTCTTGAGGTGTTGTAGCTACATTTACACAAGGTAAATACGTCTTTACTCTGGATTTTTGTACGATAACGCCACATGCTTCTTTGGGATATTCCTTTTTTGCATGAGAAAATATCGCCTCTCGTATTTTCTTTTGCATCATTATTATTTCCGTAACAACGAGGTCCCGACAAAACCACCAAAAGGAAGAGGATTATTTTTACCAAATCGCGGTACACACCCCGTTTTCAATAAACCACTACACTTATCTAGTGATGGGTCATCAACAGGATTACCCTGTTTATCAAAATAACCATTTTGCCCTGCATAATCACACCCATCTCCCGATTTATATTGTCCACGTAAACACCACGTACACATTGAATGCAGCTGCCGAGTAGGTATCATCACACCTTGTAAATCCATTGGACTCGCCAGTGTAAATTCAACAAATTCATTTGTTTCTGCACTTTTACTATCAATATAAAAGACAGATACTCGCTCTTGGGTGGGATCTGCAGAAACATTCCCATCACTAAAATTCTCCGCATCGAGATAATGAGAAAGTGTATCGTGAATAATCACTTTTGCTTTCAACATATCATCATAATGCAGACATAATGCGGTTATTGAGCTATCTAAATTAGCCACTGATAATTTAGGATTAGCACTAGATCCCGTTGTAGAGGACTCTAACCCTTCTATTTTAACTGGCCATGCCCCATATTCATTCCCTTGCCACCAAATAGACTTAGCCTCTATTTCTCCTTTAGCCTTTTGCATTTCCTCTTCCGTGATGGGAATATTGTATGCATGGAATCTCAGAATATTAGGAACACCAAATTCTGTACCATCAACTTCAAAAAGCCGGACAGTATTGCCCGGCTCTAATTTTTGATAATCAGCTGTGATCATGATTTAAATGCCTGAATAAAAACCAAAGAAAGGGTGTAATTCCCTGCACCATTCGGAATGAGTTTGTGTTCATCACAACGATACAATCCAAGTGGCTCAAGAGGTGGTTTCCAGAAAAATGACTTTATTCCTGCGTGTTTATCAATAAAGTGACGAATAGCTGAAATGTAGTCTTCATCACCCACAAACTCCATTGACCATTTCTGACTGCGTGAATTTAAACCATTGCCAGAAACTTGTTCATAACCATCCCCAAACTTGACTTTCCTTGTGTTGTAAGAGACATCTTCAGTCGGATTTACACGCGGACACCAAGTGAATGTTTCCATTTTTAACGGCCTCCTCGAGTTGCACTCCAAATTAAACCACCCGGCCTAATATCTTTAGACATTAACTCTCGGTAACGGCTATCAACAAATCGGCCAATCTCCGCACCAAACTGCTCGAATCCATTCGTTGATTGAGTTTCTGAATTACCGTTACCATCAATGGTAATGTAAACCTGAGGTGCTGAATGAGCGCCCTGATTATTACCACCAACAACTCTAACCCCTAAGTTGCCATCTGCAGTTCGAGTTAATGGCATTATAGCCTCACTCCCCGCCTCGCCCATGAGTCCGAGATTAGGCGCGCCCCCCTTAGCAAAGGCAAAATAAGTGGGTGAGCTAACGATTTGATTACTATAAGAACCAAGGCTTTCTGAACTATGTACCCCACCTTTAGCATGGGCAGATACACCACCTAAAAATCCACCAACAGCCCCCATCCAACCACCAGCACCGGCCATTGCATTTAGACTATTCACTACTGCGGCATTAATGAGTACATTTTGAATCGATTTCAACACGCTAACAGACCAATCTTTCCAGCTGGCTTTATTGCCATTTAATTTATCGCTGATCGTGTCCACCATCCCACCCATAGCATTTTGAACAACAGAGGCTGTCTGAGTAGCATAATTACCACTCTCTTCAACCCAATCTTTCATTCCACGCGTTAAACCAGCGGTCCATTCAGATTCAGCAAGAGCAATACTTCGATATTTATTTTCCAATGCATCTAATGCTTTAGATCTGGCTTCAATATCTTCTGTTTTCTTTGCTGATTCATTGTAGATACGGTCTATTTGCTGGCTTTCTTCAAAGTAGCTTTTTTCTCGAGAACTCATGCTATTGGTTTGAGTCGCTAACGAGGCTTCATCGTTAAATTTGACTGTGGCTTCTTGCAGTTTTTTACGGGCCTCTTCCATATCACGATGCTTTTTGACGGCATCATCTGCTTTTTGCGTCCATTCTGCGAGAGCAACAGATGAGCGTTCAATTGCTTCTCTTTGCTTATCAGTCCATTTAGCCCCATTTTCATGTGATGCTGCATAAAGAGAAGCGGCTTTTTCACCTTGTGAAGCCCTAACCTTCTGAACCTCTGTTGCCACACTTAAATCTGCTATTTTCCGCTCATATTGTTCTGCGGTTCTTTCAGCTTCTTTTTGCGCTTTTTCATAGGCACTTTGGGTTGCCTTTCCTGTTTGAAGAGATTCATTGATTTTCTGTTGATTTTGATAAGCAACAACTTGGTTATTAATATATTTCTGCCTATTTTCAGCATGTTCGGGTGTATTTGTTAATCCCTCATCGTCAGCAGAAAATTCAGCTTGTTTAATGACCCTTGCCTCACCTGTTAATGAAGAGAGAATTTTATTTCGCTCAGAATTATCTATTAACGCTTGCTGTTTATCAGTTAATGTTGCATTGGGAATGCGCATTGGAATATTAACTAATGCCTGTCGAGTCGCTAAGACACTATTACCAATATTCATGATTTGATTGAATTTGGTTTGCTCGGCATTCATTAATAGTAGTGATTGATGGGTTTTATTTTGTTCTAAGTCCTGCTGACGTATAAGAAAATTCCGTTGGCTGTCTACCGCATTTAATGCACTTGTTGTTCTTTCTTTCTCTTGTTCCATTTGAGACAACCGCTGAGTTTCAACGGCTAATGCAGATACGGTTTCTTTTATACGCCATTGCAATCTTTCTCTTGCTACACCTTCCGGCAAGTTATCCGCTTCACGTTGAGCACTTACTATGCCACGCTCCATGTTTTTGATTTTAGCAATTTGCTTTTCGTATTCTTCAATTTGAACTTCAAGCGTTTTCTTTATATTTTTTGACTCATCATGCGACTGCGATAAAGTCATGTTAGGCATACGTTCTTTCAGAGTATCTAGCGTATTAGCATACTCAAGGGCAGATCTTCTCGCCTCTTGCTGGCGCTGATGCATAATATACCAAGCAGTCGCGCCCGCCATCACGAGACCAGGAACCCCACCAATTAACCCCATTGCACCACCCAAAAGGCGTGTTCCAACTGAAGTTACTCTATTAAGGTTTTCTTGTGCTGTGCGTCTAGCTGAAATATTCCGGTTTAATGTTCCTTGTGCGGAAGCTAAGCGACGTTCAGCTAATGCTTGTTGCTCAACACTTTGTGCTGCTAACCTTGCTTGTTGAGCCCGATAGACTGCTGCCCTTGCTCTAGCCGTTGATATTTTGATACCTTGCAATTGAGCTTGAGCATGTGCTATTTCACTTTTTGTTGCACGCGCAACCCCAATGGTTGCATTCGCCACACTCGTTGTCAGCCCGCCAAAATAACGCGCCAGCCCTAGACCAATTAACACACCAGAAACAGAGGCTATACCATCAATATTGTTCGCGATCCCCTCCATTGCGGTTGATAGTGTGCGAGTAGCACCTGATGTTTCATTAACATTGCCAATCCATGCCATGAACGCATTTTCAATCTTCTGTGCAGACCCACTTACCGTGGCTGGCAATTGCTCAAACTCGGCTCGTAACTGTTGCGTATTCGTCAGGATAGGAACAATTTTATCCATCGTGAGCAGTCCATTTTGCGACATTTCACGCAGACCACCAATCGTCGTTCCCATACCATCAGCCAGCATTTTTGCTAATCGACCACCATTCTCCATGACAGCATTAAACTCTTCACCACGAAGAACACCCGAACCTAATGCTTGGCTTAGCTGTGTAATAACAGAGCTGGTTTCTTCAGCACTGGCGCCAGAGAGTTTTAATGAAGTTGCAATGGTTTCGGTAACTTTCACAACATCACTTGAGGCATAACCCGCATCACGCATGGATTGTGCAACACGGCTGTATAGATTCGTATTCGCTGCAATCGATGTGCCCGTTCTTTGGCTCAACGTCATTAACTCTTGCTGTGCTTGTTTAAAATCTTCCAGCGAGGTAGACGCTAATTTTAATCGACCGCTGAGTTGACTCCATGTGTCTGCATAATTGATAAGTTGCTGTGTTGCAAAAGCTCCTGCAAATGCACCCGCAACGCCTGATACAGTATTTTTAATGGACGATAATTCACCATTTAGATCATGAATAGCGCGTTGCATTTCACGAGATGCACCACTGGCACGTCTCCCGCCTTGCTCAATGATCCGATAATAGTTTTCTCCCATACGCGAAGCCCGCGCTATTTCAGATTGAAACGAGGAAGAATTAGCAGAAATTTTAATAATCAGTTCACGCAGTTTTGCCATTTTATCCTCGCAAAAATAATTAATTTTCTGAAATAGACTGAAAGAAATTCTCTAACCCATTAGAACTATCATCACTTTCTTGGGTTGCATTGGGGTCCCACCGTAAAAGCACATCAGAAAGCGTGCATTTACCGCCTTGAGAGTGATAAATAGAAGAAACGATATGTGCTGTTTGAATATCACTGCGAATATCACCGATGGGATTAATGCGATCAAAAGCCATCCACATCCGAAGTTCACTCAAGCTCATTTGGCGAGTGAGTTCATCAAGAGTGCGCCCCATACGGAGCGCCAATGTCATTAAAAAGAAAGTATCAGGCTGGGCTACTTTTTTTCTGCATCATCAACCGAAATAGTTAAATCGAGCGCTTGTTTTAATAAACGAGAATGCACTGGACCATAAATGGCCATTACATCGTTGATGTCTGATTCATCAAAAACAACATTCCCTTTTTCATCACGCAACACATCAATAAACATCACAACATCAGCACGTAAATTACGTTGTGCAATTTCAATGTCAGATAACGAATGTTCATCTTCAGCATTATCATGATGAATAATTTCACGCCACTTCATCCATGCAGGTGATGACGGTTCACGAAGCATGACGACCGCATTTTCCCATTCAGCAACATTCACTTTCTTTGTGCGAAAGGCGTTCTTTTCACTTAAAGCCAGTGACTTTAATGACGGTTTTTTCATGGTTATTCGCTACCTTTATTTAAATTAACAGTCCCGTTTTTAATCGGCTTAGATTTACCTTTTAAACGTAGGGTAAATGAAGCGGAAACCACACCCGAAGTAGAAACACTCCAACTGTTTTGACGTACCTCGGCTAAAAAGGCATAGCCAATCCCCGAAGGGAACTCCACTTTAAAGGCATGAACTTCATCATTTTCATACGCGGTACGTAATGTTTCTTGTCCTTCATCATCGGTGAAATTACCATTAATGGTGAGTTCTGCAGGTGCGGATAATCCATTGGTAACTTCTTGCTCCTCAGAGCAGAGCGTGGTGACATCAATATCTGATTTCTGCCCACCGGTATAACTGATTTCTTTTGTTGAACAAGAAATTCCTAAAAATACCGCATCAGCTGGGTTAACTTCTGTTGCGGGTAATTTCGAGACACTGATTTTAGTGCCTTGTGTTTTTTCATATTTACTAGACATGATCATTTCCTATTGGCATAAAAAAACCACCCGAAGGTGGCTTTAGTGTGAATAATAAGGCGATGCTATTGCCAAACTTGGCATTCAAATATTGCTCTAAACAATCCTGTATCTGGCTCGTAGCCTTGTTTTTCTGAAATTTCAACAGGACTTAATTTTGTTAATGCATTAGCAAATAACAAGCGAAGCGTTCTCGCCTCATCAATCGTATCGGCATAAACATCAACCTGAATATTCGTCATCGTTTCGGCTTGCCCTTTCAGTACATCGCCTTTGACATCGTACAAAGAGAAGGCACACCAAGGCGCTGTTATTGCAGGGCTTGATTGTGGAGCAACATACGGAAAAACTTTATCAGGTAATACGGGTGATAAAATTGCGTAGATATCCGCCTCTGTCATTTTCCTAGCGCCTCATCAATCGCTCTATTTAATTCGCTAATAGCTAAATTGGCTGCCTTATCCGATTCACGATCAAAAGTGGGACGTATAAAAGGCCTTGGCGCCATTTTAGAAGTACCCTCTTCAAGAAAGCGCCAATAAAAGGCATTGTTAGGATGATCACTTTTCATGGATGTATCACTGTTTGTGCCTGATGCGTTACTCCCTCGAACATAAACGCCCGAAGAAACCTCGCCTTTATTGCGCATTCTGTGATTACGGGTCACTATATTTCGTGCTAATTTTCCCGTTTTTCGTGGTGCGGATGTTCTGATTTCATCACGTAATAACGTTGCGGCCGCATTGGTTGCTTTTCGCATCGCTTGATGACTTTCAGCTCGGCTTAAAACATCTAACTCTCTTGATAAATCGAGTAGATCGGAGAAATCCAAGTTCATGATTGTTTAACTCCTTGTTTGCATAGCAATTCTAATCGAGTCAATTTCTCATCAGGGATGACTGACTGAATATCATAAATTTGCTCACGCCAAACCATTCTGCAGGTACTGTTAATATCGGGTCGATAACGCATCCACACTCTAACAGTAACCTCTGACATTTCAGCATTAGCGGATATCAGCTCACGACCAGAAAGATGTTTTACTTCGCACCACGTTGTCGCAATATCAATCCATTTGTTGTGAGGTTGGCCTGATGGTAACCGCTCTGATACGTATCTTTGAAAAGTAACACGATGTCGAAGCTTACCTATTTTCATAACACACCTTATAAATTGATATAACGGTAAGGATCGAGTAGGGCATAGAATGCAGAAGGTATCGACGCGCTTTCTCTGTATTCATAGAAATAGCTCACTGCAATCATTAACGCTAATTCAATATCAGAGGTAATAATTAAACCGTCAGGATCATTTGCAGGTACATCTTTTTCATATAATGTACGATTGATATAGGTTTCCGCTCGTTTTTTCGATGCCCCAAGATATTGTATTAATAACTCATCTTCTAACGTGTAGTCATCATCAATACGGCATTGTCGCTTCAATTTTTCCAGTGTGGGTAGTGGCATAAATCCCCCAATACCTGCGACCATCCAGATCGCAGGCACAAAAAAACCGCAATTAAGCGGTACTTGATTGACTCAGTGTTATTTAAAACTATTTTGTCGCGCTTTTACCCACCAGCGCTTTAATTGCAGAAGTATCTTCAAGTACGCAGTCAAAACGATGGAAGGCTAAGAACGCAGTTTGGTCATAATCAGCATAACGTTCAACCAAACGTTTTAACGTCATGTAGGTAACACGGCGTAAAATGAAGCGGTCAAAGTCACCACAGAAGATGAATTTTTTACCCGCTTCCATTTTGTCGATGGCCTGATCCACAACATATTGCATACCTAAAATTTGTGCCGGTGCAACACCTGAAATAGACGGAAGCCATAAAGGACGCTTTTGCGCATCCTCCATTAATTTTAGGTTTTTCAACGTATCATCATTAAAGGCAAGACGGAATTTAGGGCTATTGCGGTAAGCAGGATCAATCGCATGCTCTAATTCGGCAATATCTTTCCAGTTTAATGACGCACCTGATGCCTCAACCGTGCCTGTCACCGCAGTTTCCAAACCTGAAGGCTGTTGAGGTGTTCCTGTACCAGTACCTTTAATTAAGTATTTTGCTTCACCACGACCAATGCGTTGAGCAATACGCGAAGCCAAATAGGCTTGAATATCCACACCACTATCTTGCAGTAGCTCATTGGATACACGGATGATTTTCGATGTTAATTTTTTGGCCCCTAAAATGGCGGTGCCAAACTCAACATCTTGCTCACCTGCTGCGGTATTTTCGCCCAGTAATTCACCTTCTTCATTAGTACCATCAGATGTTGACCACGTAATATCTTGACCGGTGGCAGTTGATAAAATTTGAGCCACACTTGCGATACCACCATAGGCTTTCATTTGATCAACAATCTTATTTAACATCTGAGTAGGAACAGTGTAACCCCCTTTTTCATCAGGTGAAGTGCCTTGAGCGCGGATCTCTTTTACCGCTTGACGCTCTTCAGCAGTAAGTTCACCAAAACCACAGCGCAGGAAGCGATCAAACGCTTGGTTGCGACGCTCTGCTTGCTCTGTTTCAGGGTTATTCGGTTGTTGGCCACGCTGTTCTTTCTCTTTGTCATCAACCAAATCTTGATCTAATGAGCGTAGTTGCTCTTCACGCTGAATCTGAGCATCTAAATTTTCAAGTTCAGTTTGTGCTTTATTCCATTGAGTACGTTGCTCTTCAGTCATCACACCATCACCCACTTTTTCGTGAATGGCGCGCATATCAATCGCGATAGTGTTACGTTTTTGTTTTAATTCATGAAGCTTCATAGTCATAGTATTACCTTATGCATTGAGTAAAGTCATAAGACGCTCACGCGCCAATTTTTGATTAATTGCTTTTTGGAGATCGCCACTGTCTCTGGCTTCTTTCCATGCATTCATTGAGCGAACCGCAGAGTCTGCATCTTGATACGCCGGATAGGTGACAGGGCTAACATCATAGAGTCGAGAAAATCGTGTTATTTCACGAATAACGACACCCTCATCATCTTGGTACCAGTCTTCACCATCCCGCGCGACACGAAAGGCAAAGGAGCTTTGATTGATATCGCCACGTTGCATCGGTGCTAATACTAAATCACGAATGGTTTGTGTGTCTGGCGCCGTAATGTCGTAAACAAGCCCACGTTCATTAACGCTTAATGACAACGTTCCCGCGGTTGTTCGCCCTAAGATATAATTAGGATCGTGATTAAATAACCCGCGAACATCATCATTGAGTACATCATCAAACGCCCCTGGTTTAACAATTTCACGAAATCCATAAATCAGTTCGGACCGGGAGTCGAAGACAGAGCCTAAACCCACGATATGTGTCGGCTTATTTTCCTCTCCCGCCTCTGCCCGAACCTCACCGACATAACATCGTGTTTCTTTTTCACTACTCATCGTTATCCCCTTTTTGTTCTTCTGCTTTTCCTCCTGCTGGCTTGGTGGCATTGACACTCACTAACATTTCATCAAGACCATCGACAGGATTCATGTCCTCAAAGGCACGCGCCTCATTACGGCTCATCCAGCCATCTGTAATCGCGAAGTGGTAGAAATCAGCACGTTCTTTCGGCGTTCCGCGCAACAACCCCGCCAAATTAAATCGCACATAAAATCCGGCTGTTCGCTCTTGTCGAGTAAACAAGCGTCGATTTAATTCCTGCTCCCAGTTCACTACCCACGGCATGATGGTATGCCGTACAAACTGGATGGATTGTTCTGAGATGTTTGAGTAAGTGGCTTTTTCTAGGTCGTTAATCATGTGAGCCGGCACATTGAAGATCCCTGCAATCATTGAGCGGTTCAGTTTCAACATATCAATCAGTTGAGCATCAACAGGAGAAACCGTTAGCGCCTTGTAATCCAGATCCGCAGGTAAAAGCATGGTTTTATTTTCTTGGCTTCGTAACATTCTGGAAGCTTTTTGCCACATATCTTTCAGTCGTTCCCATCCAGCTGCTTGTAACTCACCTTTTACTGAAACAATCCCCGCAGGACGAGCATTCCCCCCAAAGAAGGAACTGGTGTACTTCTGTCCGCTCATCCCCATACCGATAGTTTCAGCATGCTGAGCAATGGGACTCAACCCCATACGCTGATTATTCCCCAACGCTCGAATATGGATCATGTCATCCGGGCTAATGGCAAAATTACCCAATTCGTTATAAACGCCGTAAGTGTATCGACCACCGGTATTAAGTAGTGTCGTTTCCCACGGCATACAGGCTTCTAGGTTTGTCACCTCGCCTTTTCGGTTACGAATAACTTGGGTATAACCATTTCCCCAACCCAACACATGACGCTCTTTTGTTTCGCGCCATTTATAACTGGTTTGCCACTCGTTAGGTTCATCATGAACTAAATAAAACAAAGGATGATCACGCGCAGTTTCTACCCTATTACCCGACTTTCGCATTACATGCAGTGGCATCTGGGCAATAGACGATGAAAGCACATAAATACAGGCATAGACTGCTGCTAATTTCATGGATGTTTCAGGGCTAACATATACATCAGCCGTAAATAATCCGTCATTATCAATAGAGTCAGCCGTAATAGGTGTGTTAGGGCTCTCTAAACTGGGTGAGTCGTTGCGAAATAGAGCATCAATTAGCACGTTTCCCCCTCATAGCTACCGCCAAGGCATAGGTTATTGCAATGCAACCACCGATAATCAGCGTGTTAGCAATACCATATTTTAGATAACACCCCGCCATAACCGCACCAACGCCAGCCAGTGCAGTGATATCAAGTAATAAGTTTTTCATAGGAATAAAAGGTCTTCGTTAGGATCTAAAGAGGAAAGGAAGTCACCACCACCACCCCCATTCACCAATAATCGACTCATACCTGTAAATAGTGCAACAGGGCCGTCAATTTTTGCCTCGGATGTGGATTTATTAGGGAAAATATTGTCGTTTTTGTCCGGTTTAACCGTGACGTTCGACATCATCCAGTTCATAACAGGGTGTTGGCCATGATGAAACTTACCCGCATAAACCAGTGCTTCAATCTCTTTCATGGATTCAGAAAAATTACGCACCGTTTGAGCTACTTCTACAAGGGGTAACCCTTCTTCAGCCAGTGATAAACTAAATTGTGTCGCACTCCACGGGTCAAAACCCAGTTCGTTTAAGTTCTCGCCTGCCACCCATTCGATGATTTCTTCTTTAATTTGAGCATGATCGACAACTTCACCATCAGTTAATTCGAGATACCCCATATCAGCCCATTTGCGGTAAAGCTCCGCCATTTGTTTAGAACAACGCTCAAGCCGGTCTTCAGGTAACCAAAACTTAAAATCAGCATGAACATGACCGTTATCGGGCTGTTTCCATACTTTAGCTGCCGCACAAATATCAATTTTATTAGCAAGGTCAACACCGACCCATAACGGATAAGTTTGTAATTCTTGTTGTGATGCAAGCTCAGGAGCACTATCCCACTTCATCATATCCATCCATGAAGATTCAGCCGTGACCCAAATATTCATGTGTTTGGTGAAGAAGTTAATCCGTGCAGAAACCTGCTCTTTGGCTTTCTTGGCTAAACGGCGTAAATCATCCCAGCGCTTACAAACACCGAGACCCGGATTCGCTTTTTGCCACACGGTTTCATCAAAGGGATCATCGTCCTTATCTAAGGTGTAAATAATCGCGAAAAACGAGTCATCATCCACTTGACCACGAAGCACTTTAATACCGTAATCCCGTAGTTCGTAACAAATTCCCTCTTTATTAAAACCCGCAGTGGTGATCCCAAAAAGAAGAGACTGCAGACGCGCACCGGTGGCGGTTTCTAATACGTCCCACACATCACGAGTTTTGTGTGCATGCAATTCATCAACAATACCGCAGTGAATATTTAAGCCGTCAAGGTTATTGGCATCACTGGAAAGCGGTTCAAACTTAGAGGCGGTTCTTTCTTGATAGATAGCGAGTTTATTGAATTCAAATAAACGTCCCAATGTCGCTTTGGACTTCTTCAGCATATTCTTCGCATCTTCAAATACGATACGAGCCTGATCACGTGTCGTTGCTGCAGAATAAACTTCGGCACCGCCTTCACCATCGGCACCGGTCATATACAGCCCAATACCTGATGACAATGTGGATTTTGCATTTTTACGTGCAACCTCGTTATAAGCTGTGCGAAAACGACGAACAAAGACAACATCACCGTCTTCATCCACAACTTCTTTGCCTGTTTGTTCATCAATTAACGGAATAACAAAACCAAAAATATTAATTAAGATAAAAACATGCCAAGGCATTAAATCAATGGGCTTACCGGCTAATGCCCCTTTGACATGAGGAATAAAACTGTAAAAATCGAGTATGTGCTGTGCGCGATCTTCAATGAAATAGATGCCACGCTCAGGCCCATGCTCTAAATCATTCAAAAACCGTTGGCACGCTAAACGTACCAGTTCGCACGCAACAATTTCTCCAGCAACCACCTGTTCGGCGTACTGAATTCCATCTGCTACGATTGCCATTCATCATTTGCGCTTTTTCAAAAATGCCTCAAAAGGATCTTCTTCGGCGGGTGTGTTCATCGTGACTTTTGCTCGAGAAGCGGGAGTCATACCAAATTCACTTAACATGGAACGAATACGTTTCCATGCGTCTGCCTTCATTGCAGCAGATGGATGCGCCTTTATCATCAATCCACTTTCTGTATTGTTTTTGTAGGTATAGCCTTCTTCATCGAGAACATCACAATGATGTCGATATTCAGTGTAAGCTTCGACGAGTAACTCCAATGCCTTGGCATCCATCTGACTCATGACACCCATTGCATCAAGTTCTTCAGCAATACGCTTAAACCAATACTTACCTTGCTTAGTGAAATGCTTCGGAGTTGGGGGTACCCCTTTTGGCGGTTTTGGCTCTTTTTTATTAATCGGTCGTTTTGATGGGTTCCCCCTCACTAATTGCAGATGTGACGGGGTTTTAGGCGGTCCAGCCATAATAGAAATCTCCTATCAATAATCGCTTGGGGTTTCCCAAAAAAAGTTTTCTAACCTGCGGTGATGTGAAAAGAGGTAAGGGGGCGGTCCTATAAGGCGAAAGTGGTAGAGATTTGACCCTCCCCTCCTACCTACACGCTATAGTTTCAATATGAAATCAAATATTTTTATATCTTTATATATTAGATATATATCAATGACTTATAGTTTAATTTAAATTCTTTCTTTTGCTGTCTTGGTTCTGTGACATGGAATACATAATGACTGCAGGTTAGTGTCTGCATCAGTACCCCCATGCGCTTTAGCAATGATATGGTCGACTGTTTTCGCTTCAGTTGCTCGTCCGGCTCTTAAGCATTCTTGGCACAGATACTTATCACGCTTGAGTATACGTGCTCGTAACTTATCCCATTGGGCACCATAACCACGTTGATGACGAGACTTACCGCGCTGGTGGGTTTCCCATCCTAAGTTCTGATGATCTTCACAGTAACCGTTACGTTTTGTTGTTGTCTTGGCGCATCCCTGTTTACGACACGCGCGAGGTATACGAGGTGGCATGTGATACCCTATAACCTAAAGAGGATAATAATCCTCATTGATTTTAAAGGTGAGATTTCTCACCTTTACTTCTGACTACACCACGTTCTGTTATTTAAATCACTTATGGCTTGCGAAAATGCTTGATGCCGAGTTTCCATTACTCTTTTTAACTCATTGATAGCAACACTTGTCGATTAGCTTACATGCGTAAATCTGCCATTTAAGCCTTGATGTCTGGTTCTAACTTACCGCCAGTAATTACACCGCTTAATACGGCATCACTTGATGCACAGCACTTTAGCTTTCCCGCATCAATAACAGCATCTTTCATAAAACAATTACCTAAACCTGCAATAAAAAAATCATTGCTTTGCTCAGGTTTAACACTGACCTTGATACCTACATCTTGCATCAGTTGCTTAATGCGGATTAGTTGTTCTTCTAACTTATCTAGGTTTGCTGTATCTACCGTTACTTTTAATTTATCTGACACAGTGCTCTCCAACAAAAAAGGCAGTACAATGACCCCTGATCAAATATCAGGGTATAAATAAATATCCATTAGATTATTTGAAGTATTCAGCCCTGAGAAACTTACTAAAGAAATGGCTGGTTTACTTCGCTATGAGGTTTGCATGAAACTAGAATTTAACAGTGTCAAAGTATTTTCTGAATTAATATCAGATCCCAATACATCTAATGTAAGGGTATCTCTCTACGGAATTAACAAAGATAATGGTGCAGAGGAGTTCACCATACATCTTTACGTTGATGACGTGAAAAATAAAACTATCAAAGAAATACATGAACAAGCTGAAGCTGAACTACTTGCAAGAATAGACTCATACGGAAAGTAACCGCTTTGGTTCTCCATTTGTTGCCTGTTGGTTGATGATATTATCCATTTCTTGTGAAAGCGCTTTTTTAATAATGTTTGATTCACAGTTCGTTGATTCCATATCATCGAGCTGTTTTTGTAAGTCTGTAATTTGTTGTCCTTGTCGTTCTACTTGTACTTATAGTGCACGAATTTCTATTCTTTGTTGAATATTCACAACTACCTATCATTAAAAAAGCCACCAGCTATTAACTGATGGCTATGAAACTTTACAAATATAAAGTGGCTATTATTTAAACAACAGTGTACTGTCGTTTAACTCATTGTGTTTCGCTTGAACTATAAAAATTGATAATTTTTTAATGTAATAGTTGCTCATCTCTGATGAGCTATTTTTTAAATTATAAAAATAACCCGATTACTCAGTGACAATAAAAGTCATGAATAATTATATTTTTAACAGTTTATAGTTAGTTTCCCTATTTTAATCTGCTCACTCCTATTCGGGTGATTACCAACCTTACATATACCTTTCTTATAGTGGCGATTATTTAATATTAAAACTATCTACCCACTTATAATTATATTTTTTGCACAAAACAAATTAACTATAGGAGTAACATTATGGGACTTTTTGAGAAAGCTGAAGGTAAAGCCACAGAAACCCTAGGTAAAGCACAAATTAAATATGGAGAAGTAATCGATTCTCCTGAGCACATAATAAAAGGTGATGCGAAAGAAATTTGTGGTGCTGGAAAACAAGTAACATCGCAATTACTCGATTCCGCACAAGAATGTGTCAAAAACACACAACTCGGAATTAAAAAGAATCCACTAACTTCGGTAGCCATTTCTGCAGGTGTCGGTTTTGTTATTGGTTATCTATTAAATAAAAAATAGTTTTTACAATTTTGTTTAATTCCCCTTCTCTTGTTGAAGGGGATTATCACAAACACTCCATTCTAATGTAATCTTGTAACTCTAATATCACTGACTCTAACTCTGCAATTCGCTCTCAGAATAACCAATAATTTCTGATTGTGGTGTTAGTAGGTCTGATGGCGGTTGCATCATCATGTATCACTACGCTACCTTAATCACTTACGGCTTCCCCGTCAGCCTGATGAAATCAACCATCCTTTCTACAGATACAAAAACACCAGCTATTAACTAGTGGCTATGAACCTTTACAAATATAAAATGGCTATTATTTAAGCAACGGAGTACGGTTGATGTTCCAGTGAAGAGCGACCTGTTCACTTGGGCAAAATAATAAGATCCATGTTATCTAAAACATTCAGACCCCCATTAAACCCGCGGGTCTATTTTTTTACTTTCTTCGCTTCAATTTCCCGTATTGCTTTTAATTGCTCATTAGCTTTTTCTATTGTCGATAACAAGGAAGGTATCCATAATACCACTTGGCAATATGTTAAAGTTCGGACGGTAGAGGCACTAACACTGGTTGAGTCAATGTCTTGGGTATCTCTATACATTGACCGTAACTCATAGGTGTGCTTGAGCAACCCATCAGTAATATGTTGAGGAACAAGCAAATCACAAGTCGGCTCTTTTTTAAGGATCGTTCTATATTCAATGATTTTCTCCTGTGATTTTGCATCTGCCTGAATGCCATAGTGGTAGGCTGTAGTCGCTATTTGATTAAATCTATTAAATTGAAATATCTGATCACTTAACAGCTTTGAGTAACTATTATTTTCTTTTGTTAATTGCTTATTCTCTACTATTAAATTATCTCTTTGAGTAATGATATCTTGTATGATGTTGGCAATATAACCACCAGCGACAATTCCTACCATTACAATGGCAATGTAAAGTTTCCAATGCTTCATAATTAGTACCGATGATGTGAGAGAGCTATCTGACAGCGCTTGTCTAAACTGGCTTTATCGTTAACACATGAATTATCAATTAAGAGATAAATGCCACCAGCGACCGTGATGAGTAATACGAGAATAAAGCTGATAACGATAATTAAAGGTTTCCATGACATAGTGCTGACTCCGCATCTCTACGACTGACTAACCCTCGCCATACCTTGCCACCCGCATAAACCCAGCGTTTCATTTCTTCACAGGCACCATACTGATCACCAGCATTTAATTTTTTTAGTAACGTAGAACGTGCAAATGCTGTGGTACCGACATTAAAAGCAAAGGAATATAGAGAAGCTTTTGTTTTATCATCCAGCGGTACTTTAATCAGGGTATCAACTTGCTGCTGCGTTCTAATAAAGTCTTTCTGCAGTAATTCGTCACACTCTTGCTGTGTATATGTCTTACCTTGAATGATGTCATTTCCAGTGTGGCCATAACAAACCGTCAGAATTCCAGCAACATCATGGTATGCCTCATAACGCACTCCCTCAAAATAACCAATCACGGTTAGCGCAATACTTACCGCACCAGCACTCGCGACTACTGTCACTTTCTGTTTTAGGTTCATTAAATGTCCTTTTTAGCTTTAGTCAGCATCTCGCCAACTATCTTTTCTATGTCTTGCGGATCACTAGAACAATTACGGTGAACTAATTCAGCAAATAACGCTGTTCGTTTTCGTTGTTCTCGCTGTGTCATAAAATAAGTTGCTAATCCAAGGAGCATGCTGAATCCCATCCCTATTACAAATCCCCATTCATAAAGTGAGAGACTTGCAAAAAAGGCAGTTAAGCCAGCTGTTCCGTAGGTAGCATTGGTCAATTTTTCCATGCGCATAGTCACCCCCTACGGAGTGTCCGAGTTTAGTTAAAGAGATACAGATACACAGTTTTTATGTGAAGTAATCAGTATGTGATTGATACTATGATCTACGTATATAAAAAAAGGCCGCACGTGGCGACCTTTTAAATGAGATACTTTAGCTTATTCTGGCTTCAATCTTTCTGCATTAGCAATATACAATGCAATAACTAGAATAAGGATTGTTCCTGAATATACGATAAGTAATTGCGGATTTTTATGTTCAACAACAATAAGTCTAATTACAGCTGTGATAGCGATGTAAATAAAATATTGTAATGGAAAGTGATAATTTGATTGAAAGTATTTAATAATTAAGGCAATAAACTCAAAATACAGAAAGTAAATGATAAGTCCATCAACTAATAAATAAATTGAAACTGGATCACTAACTGTAAACAACAAATTAGCAAGAATAATAGTTTCTTTAACTAAAAAAATTATTAAAATAATTGCAAGCAATATCAGGCCAACACTACTAATCCATTGTAAAACTCGACTAATTACTTTTGTTTGATTTAGTCCTGTCATAATAACTCCTAAGAGTTTATGCCCCTAATATCAAGTTTTCTATAGATTAAAATAAAAAATAGATGAGAAGCTTTATATTTAATTGGGCCGCCATCAAGGTATCGAACCTCGACTTTTAGTTTAAATAAAACTAAATACTCTCCCAGTTAAGCTAATGGCGGAATGAATTTACCTGAACCAACGAACTATCATAAATGCAACTAAGAGCAATAAAGCAATGATAATTACATTCCGTAAAAAAGCGGGGATTAGATGTAATAGCGCAGACCAATTCATAGGCATCTCCTTAGGAAATCATTCCTTTAGATACCACATCTATTTTCGATAAAAACTTGCAAATGCAAGGTTTGCTGTTGATAGCAATGAGGTATGTTTACTCTTCTAAGTTTACCACACACTAATGAATATGTACGTTTTAAAATATAAAGGGATCATCTTTAAATTTAAGCAACAAAAAAACCCCGCCAAAACGAGGTTTTATATATTCAACTATTAACGCTTAACTCATTTGAGCAGCCATCACAGTCTTACAAAAAATACATTTTGCGCCGTGTGGATTGTTCACTGTAACATCAAATTGTGATGTTCTATATTGTGAACCGCTACAACAAGGACATTTAAAATAGAGGCGAATAGTAATAGCGCCTTTAGAGAGCCACCACGTTGCCTGCTGCTGGACCTTTCATACCATTTTCAATGGTAAATGAAACTTCTTGGCCTTCCATCAGAGATTTGAAGTCATCACTCTGAATTGCAGAGTAATGTACAAATACATCTTTACTTCCATCTTTAGGAGTGATGAAACCAAAACCTTTATCATCGTTAAACCATTTTACTGAACCAGTCATTGTATTAGACATAGAATTTCCTTTAATTTCTTTAATTTGCCATAAGGCATATGAGGGTTTGTTTTTTATTTTTACTTATGGGAATTAATTAGAAGGAATTCGCAATGAAGTGGTATCGAGGATAACGCTAAACGGTGAACAACTTTAAACTGACTAACATAAATAGGCCTGTACTTCCAAACCAGTGATGTCATTAAGCCATAGATAAACTCAGATAGCAAACTTTATTTTATATATAAAAACCCCGCAAAAGCGGGTTTATAAGTTGGCTGACCTTGATGTCACTCTTATCACAATATCATCATTTTTACGATCGTAAAGCGCGTTATGTGACTTTTTCTATGTATCGATCCATTTCTAAGGAGACATCTAACATCATTAACATACCTTCTATTATCCCTTCTGCTTTTTGCAGTTTTTTTCCTATGTGAGTATCAGAACAATTGTGCTTGTTAGCCAGTTGCATAAATGTCATTCCGAATAAATAGTAATCAAGCAATAGGTCATGCATCTCACTATTCTTTTTATTTAATTGCGCCATGCAACTAGAAATAATTATTGCATCGTCTTCACAGCATTGAGGACGAGCTTTAACCTTGCTTGGTATTAATCCACTAAATCCCGCAGCAATCGAATACCATTGAACCGACTCTGTATTATCTGCCGACCATGCACCCCATCTTTCTAATACCTGTTGTATATCACGCATTACGCCACTTCCTTATGTTGTCTTGAAAATACTAACTCTCTTACCTCACAAGCTTCTGTTAGCATGTCATTAAAATCACCATTATCAGGCCATCTCACACTGACCGTTTCTACATCATTATTAGAAAGTAGGTTTTTATGTGCGCACTCCATAGCTGCAGCATGACCTGCCGCATTCCAATCCATATCTGTAAAGATAACAAGGTGGATAACACCTTTTGGTGCTTTGAACTTTTTCATGAAGTTAGTATTGATGACCGACCAAGTATTTACACCATAGAGTTGCTTACAGGAAAGTGCCGTCTCGATACCTTCAGCTATGCCAAGTGTGGTATCAACAGAAAACATTCTTATCGCGACAGATTCTGCATACTCTAAATAATTGTCATCCTGCACAGCAGTCATTTTCTTCACAATATCAAGAGGCGCTTTTTTATCCCCTTGTAAATACGTTCTATGTAAATAACAAAGTTGTCCTTTAGCATCTGTCGCTAATGACCAAATAGCTTGAAATTTGTCAGAACTATTACGAACAGGTTGATGTTCACAATAACGGACGTTATCAAGTGGTAACTCAAAAACACCTCGATTCTGCAAATACTGCATGGCGGGTGTATTTTTCAGTATGGGTAATTTTGAATAACAGCCAGTGATACGTTGAAATAAATTCCCTTTTGGTTTCTCTTTTGTTGTTGGTATTTCTTTTTCTCGGTAATTACCAATCAATACATCAATTTCATCTGCTAATGTTTTAAAGTCTTTACCCTGTGTTCGTTCCAGTAATTGGAATCCATTCCCCGAACTGCACGTACAAATGTAAGTTCCTCGCCCGTCTTTATCATCAATACGAAACTTTCCTTTTTGCCCGCAGATAGGGCAATCACCTTTAAAGTGCCTTTTCCCTGTAATGTGAGGTAGCCCATAATGAGCAAATACTTTTTCCCATTGCCCTTTTACGGCATCAATTGTATTCACAGTAAACCTCCTTGCTGTGGCTGGTGGCTAATTTGAGTGCGTAATTTTTGAATATTGACTTGTGCCTTCTTGCGTGACTTAGCAAAGGCGATTTGTTTGTATTTAATGAAGTTACTCACTTCGGGCGTGATTTCTTGTGGTGTGTTATGAAAACCTTGTGGCCATACACCAAATTTATCTTTGAAAGTATTAGAAACCCAACCATCGCTGATCGGCTTACCCTGTGTCGCACGTTGATTCTGGTAGTATTTCAATTGGGACCACCAGCTTTGCTTGTCTTCTCGGGTGTAAGTGCGCTCTTTTTTATTCAGTTTTTTGATGTTTCGGCTAGTATCAACATCAATATCTTCACCGACTAAAGGTTTGAATCCGCATTTAGGGCAAACATAAACACCTGCTGGCTTCATGTAGTGACAAGAGGAGCATTCTTTCGGTTTCTTCTCTCGTTTTTCTTGCTCTCGGCTAGACGAAGATTCACTCATGCCGTCATTTTTGGTAGGTAGTTCGTCATACTCAATGTCATCGGGATAACCTAAGCGATGAACAGAACCGGAGTGATCGAAAATAAGGCAAGTTTCTTTCCCTGGTGCAGTACGCAATCCTCTTCCAATCGCCTGACACCAACGAATCTCTGATTTAGTTGGGCGAGCGTAAATAATGCAACGGACATCACTATCAAAGCCGGCAATCAATGTTCCTACACTTACAAGCACTTTGGTCGCACCTTGCTCAAACCTGTGAATAATAATTTGACGCTCATCATGTGGCGTATCTGCGGTGATCACCTCAGCATTGACGCCTGCACGATTAAATTCGACAGTGACAAAATTGGCATGACTGACTGTGACGCAAAAGCAAATCGTAGGTAGGTTTCGACCATTCACCAACCAGTTATCAACAATATCCCCCACCAAATCAGCACCACTCATAATTTCAGCAATTTCAGCTTCTTTGTAATCACTGCCGAACTCTGCGTTGCTGGACAATTTTACTTTTGATAAGTCTGGTTTAGTTGGTGCATAGAACTCGTATGAGCTTAAATCACCACGCTTGATTAACTCTTTCATGGTGGTGGGCTTGATTAGTGTTTCGTAGTAATGACCAAGGAATGATGCAAAAGGCGTACCGGACAAACCAATTGCCTTGAATTCACTTTCACTGATCACTTCTAATATTTTCTTACGGCGTAAATGCGCCTCATCGATAATGAGTAAATCGATGTTGTCTGGAAAGTCTCTACGAATAACGGTATCTGCTGATGCAATTTGAATTAAACGAGTCGGATCGTAATTAGGATGATCGCGCCATACATAGCTAATCTCTTCGGCTGGCAAGCCATACTCAATAAAACGACTGGCTGTTTGATCAATCAAAATTGTGTAAGGAACAAGAAACATCACTCTCATTCCACGCTGAATATGTCCATCAGTAATAAACGCAGCTAATGCCGTTTTTCCGCTTCCTGTTGGGCTATAAATCATGAATGTTCTATTTTGCTTCCATGCCTGACGTAACATCGTCAATCCGCGTTCCTGTGCAAAATTTGGTGTGATTGTTAACATCGGTTTCCTCATCTAATAATTAGCACTGCCAAAGGAAGGGATTTATTTTTATCTGGACGTCTAAACGGCTGTTTGTCTTTTAACTCCTATAGAGATCTATATTTAAGATCTACTCACTCCCTTGGCTGTGCCTTCCCTAACACCCCTTTCAAAGATCACCCCCCTTTCCCCCCTAGAAAGTTTTCCCCTCTTCCCCAGAAAACAATCTAGACGGCTAAACGTCTTAACTTCCAACATCTCCTAAATCCAATCACTGTCAAATCGATAACGGCTTTGCTGTATAACCTTGCATTGCTCTCTGATAACGCTTTATGAACTCTCTTAATCTCACGTTAGCCTCATGACGAGCTTTGTTGTCTTTACGGTAGGGAACTTGTTCTCGTTCCCATTCCGTTTGATACACTTCTGAATATTTAACTAATGCCTTTTGCCTCATGCTTGGGCTTAACTTCGTGAGTTGTTCCTGAATCCACTTAGCATCATCAGGAAAGTAGTGATCAGGCATCGGCATATTGATTTGGTGCATGAGTTTCCCTTTCTGGTTTATTAGGAAAAACTTTAATTTCCTCGGCTCCCACCACTTCTCCATCAACATGAATAACAAAAATATTTCTTTTGTTTTTTAATGCTTTATTTATTGCACTTTGCTGAATACCAAATAAGTCAGCTACTTTTTTTTGCCCCAACTTTGAAACCAAAACCGATAATGGTATTTTTTCCATAAATGCTCCTCCTGAATTTATTATTACCGCTAATGATAATTAAATCAACACCGGAGGTGATTGTTTTTATCTCCGGAGGTGATATTATTAATTTATGAAAAAGAAACCTTTGACTGATGAACAAAAAGCAGACGCAATTCGCCTCAAATCCATATTTGAATCTAAGAAAAAAAACTTGGGATTATCACAAGAAGTTCTTGGGGAAATGTTGGGGATGGGGCAAAGCGCTGTTGCGCAAATATTGAATGGCGTTAATGCTATTAATCATGAGCATGTTGCAAAACTTGCAAAAATACTTGACGTTTCGGTAGAAGAAATAAGCCCATTTCTTGCAAAAGAAATTAGGGAGGTTTACCAACCTGTTTTATCTCACACAACACAAAGCTCTCAAAGTTTTCATCAATACCCATTGTTCACAAAAGTTCAGGCTGGTGCCTTCTCGACAGAATTTAATTCATACACAAAACAAGACGCAGTGTCGTGGATACCAACAGCCAAGAAAGCCAGCGAACGTTCTTTCTGGCTAGAGGTTGAAGGTCAATCAATGACCGCACCACCGGGAGGTAAGCCAAGTTTTCCAGAAGGAATGCTTATCTTGGTTGATCCTGAGGAAGAAGTAGAGTTCGGTGACTTCTGCGTTGCTCGTTTACTAAATGATGAGTTCACATTCAAACGACTGATTAGAGATGGTGGAGTTGAGTACCTAGAGCCATTAAACCCTCGTTTTGACCTGATCCCTATTAACGGGAACTGCACAATCATAGGTAAGGTAATCAAGTCACAATGGCCTGACGACACGTTTTAGGAGGAAATATGGCGTTTAACAATATTGAGATAGCAAATATTAGACGGTGTATGGAATTTTTCATGGAAAAACGCCGCCCAGCAGAGCACCTAAGGGATGAATTAGATTTACAGTATCGTATCGAGGACGACTCAGTAATTATCTTTGAAATTAGGCAACTAATATGGAGTGATGGCAGAGTAGAAGAACCTATAGCAAAAATCACACATAATAAATATTCGAATTCATGGTCTCTGCTTTGGATGGATAAAAATAGTAACTGGCACAACTGCGATGAAAAAATGTTAGGTAGTTTCTCTGACGCTATTAAGCTCGTCGAAGATGATGTACAAGGCTGCTTCTTTGGGTGACGACACGTTTTAGGGTGAGCCCCATTAAAATAAATAAGGATATCAATTGGATAACAATAAACTAGCAGTAATCAATCCCCAAGGGGAATTAGAATTATTTCCAGTGAAAGAAGTTGAGTTCGATGGTATCCAGATGGGAATAATGAATGATGGCACTCCGTATTTAACATTGAGAGGGCTTTCTAGATTATGTGGAGTAGATCATAGAGCTCTTGGTAGGTTAACAACCAACTGGCTTGAAGAAAGAACGAAACCGAGAGGAAAGAAAATTGACTCAATCCTTAGAGGAAAAGGGTTAACGCTCTCCAGCCTATATACTGTTCTTAATAATAATACCGGTGAAGTATATGCATACTCCGATCGCGTATGCATGGCCATATTGGAGTATTACGCCCTTGATGCAGATTCATCTGCATTTGATAATTCTGTAGCTAAGAAAAGATATAGAGACTTAGCCGAATATAGCTTAAGACGCTTTATTTTCCTCAATCTTGGTATTGACCCAGAAAACCCATTACGTAGTGCATGGAAGTGCTTTCAAGAGAGATTGCAGCTAAATGCAAATATACCATTCGGGTATTTTTCTATTTTTAGCGAAATGGCAGATCTAACACTGCGGATGATCAATACAGGGTTCAACCTTGGGCCAGCCTCAATACCTGATATAAGCATTGGAATAACCTGGGGAAAACACTGGGTAAAAAATGACTTATGCAGTAAATACGGAGAAAGGACAAAGCACCCGCACCATTATCCTGATTGGTTCCCTCAACACAAAGCAGGAGCTATAGAAGCGTGGATATATCCAGATGACGCATTAGGTGAGTTTAGGCGCTGGTTACAGAAAATATATTTACCACAAAAATTCCCTGCATACATAGAAAGCAAAATAAAAGATGGAGCAATACCGAAGGTGAATGCAGGAAATTTACTGACGCAAGTAAAAAAACCAGAGCTGCCAAACAAACACTAACCTCCCAGCCCTCCTCGCGAGGGCTTTTTTATGCTAAAAATATATTATTCACAATAGCCATTCGCATCTGTAAGGACAGAATAATGAAAAAATTAACAGTTTTGGCAGCTACCATTATACTCGCTGGGTGCTCTACTACGGGAAATAAACAGGTAGGAATGGCAAACCCTGCCTCTGTGTACTGCGGTGAAATAAGCGGAAAGCTGGAAATAGTTAACACAGATAAAGGTCAAGTAGGATACTGTACATTACCTTCTGGTGAAAGAATTGAAGAGTGGACTTTGTATCGAAGAGATCATAAGTAATACCCTATAGCCCCTAACGGGGCTTTTTTGTCCCCTCTCCCCTCCAAAGAAGTGATCTGCATTCCAATCTGAGATTTATTTGAAAATAAATTCCTTTTAAATTCAATAAAATAACTTGCGGTAATGATAATTAATCACTCGCGGTGTTGACAACAAAATCACTAGCGGTGATACTTAATTGTAAATGATAACTGATAGAATTAATGAAGGATCATATATGACCAGTATATATTCTACCGCAATCCCTAATTTGCCGAAACCTGACATGCATACAGCCATAATGTTACCTATGTTCTTGTTTCGTTTCTGGACTAAAACTGAGCATCCAGAGAAAAAAGAAGTTATGGCCACCAGCGCTGAACAAGCTAAAGAGTTACTTGGTGGTAATGTAGTTTTCTCTGCACAATTTCCTTGCGAGGCTTAATTATGGCTCACGAACTCAATTTAGAAGCTGTTGCAAAAAAAAGCGACCAACTAAACGCCCTTTTATTCCAGCTCAACGCTGAGCGCATATCGGGTCAGCCTGAGATAGAAAGCTTAATTGGACTAGCTTACGAATTATCAGGTGATATTTCAGTCTGGTTAATTGAAGAAAATGCACAGAGAGATAATGATCATGGCAAAAGAAATAATTAATGTAGATAGCGGGAAAATGCTAGATACATTACATCGAGTAAAAGCATTCTTAATTTCAGCTCAGTTTCTTTCTCGTAATAGCGAAGAGCGAGCAATTCAACTTAGCTTATTATCTCAAGCAGAAGATGAAATCGATGAGGTTTTAAATGATGAATAACACTAAGTTAAAAGAATCCGCTTGTGATGAATTACTTTATGCAACTTCTATTTTAAATCTCATTATCAATGATAACGTAACACCTAGCGATAATATGTTTAATGCGATTGAATCAGCAGTAGCCAATATAGAAAGAGCTAAAGAAAGTGTATCGAATATTAATACTGATAAATCACCAAAGCCTATCGGTGAAATTAAAATCAGTGATAACTATACAATTGAAACGGCTGTCGGGTGCATTTTAAATACATTAGAAACTGCAATTAATTTAAAAGTCTCTGAAGAAAGCGGTCACATTAAAAATTACGATATTCAAATTACAAATTTAATCCAGTCAGCCAAATTAAATTTAGAAACTGTTTATGAAAAAGTAAGTTTCACGGAGGCTTAATGAATATTGATGACTTAGTTACTCTTCCTGATTTAAGTAAATTAACAGAAGGTGAACTGGGTAACTTAAGAGGTAATTTAGATTTAGCTATCGATTCACTTGTTACAGGAATGAATATATTCGGTGAGTTTATGTTTTGGGCTGATGCTAATGAAAATTATCCCGATGGTAAAGATCATCTTGGGGATGTGGGATTATTTGTAAGTCAGCTATCGTCATTTATATCAATATTAAATGACAGACTTGGTGGAATTGAATACGAAATATCAAATCGAAAAATAAAAGGAACAAGAAAATGAGCAGACAACACGAAGCTATTGAGAAAGCAACTGACAATCAAATTACTATTGCTATGCGCCCTGTTTATATTATTTCAGGTGCTAATCGTGCTTACTTAAGTGAGCGTTCAGCATTAAATAAGCTAGCAAATATCCTCACCGAGCGTGAACTTCATAAGGAAGGCATTGAGACTAACTATGAAGGTGAACAATGCGAACTTGAAAATGGCACAATCGCTTTTAAGCGTGGCGAACCTACCGAACACTTTATGGATCGCAAGGAAGCTAAACTAACCGAACTCCAAGAGCGATTAAAGCAAGAGCGTAATATTGAACGATTACAAAAAGAATATGCTAAAGCTGTCGCTAAATATGATGATGCAGAAAAAGAAGCTGATAGACTATATTACGAATTAAATAATGCTTTAACCAATAAATAAATCATCCACTAAATAAAAATTAATTATAGCGTTCATGCTAGGGATTGCTGCGCTCTAAATCAGGAGTAAGCAACATGGATAAAGTTAATTTACTTGAAGTAAGAAGAAAGCGTTTTATCAACTCAGTGCTTATTTATATTAAACAAAATGGAAAGAAAGCTGAGTTTAAATCAAAGTTAAATAATAAAACTGTTATTACAGAAATTAGCTTTGAAAATTTAAATAATTTCTTCCGTGATGTCTATGAAGAAAAAGATTGCCGTCAACGTTGTAAGTGGAGTGATAAAGATATCTACAATACTTATGAATGGTTATATAACTTAAATGGCTCGATTTCTGATATGGGTAAATTCATGATTGATTATATTGTTGAGTATTTACCTCCTTACTTAAATGGAGAGGAATATAAATATCATGACGTATTCTGAATTCATGAAAAAAGGTAAGCAATTAGAGGGGAAAGGATTTTATAGACGCGCACTAGAGCAATATAACCAAGCTTTTATTATCGCAGATCCACCAGCTAAAGGCGCAATGAGTTATCAACAAAAAATAAGTAATCAATCATCTAAGCGTTGTTTAGATAAAGCCAAAATTAAAATACCGGGTGGCATGTTATGAATAGTAAAAAAATGACAACAAATGAAATCATCGAATATTTAAAAGAAAAAGGTTTCCCTGCTTCCTTATTAGATAAAGAAGCTATTAAGTCAAATCGTAAATTAACACCAGAAGAACAAGAGATATTTGTTAAGCACATTGTTGATAATTTAAGAACGATTGTAGCAAATAAATATTTAATCTCCTGTGTAACGCGATTCGGTCCTGGTCTTAATGAGCAGTTTTCATTTAGACACAAAAATATTGTTGTCGATTTGGATTTAAAAATTATCGAGAAGCTACTCATTGTAAAAGTTGAGTCAGTCATTCTCGATCAGTCAGGCGATGGCGTATTCGCCCTGTTCCGTTTTTACGAAGGTAACAAAGCAAAAGGCGAAGAAGGTGATAAATGGATGCAAGACATGCTTGATCAACTACTCATCAATAGCGCCACTTTGCTTATCTCACAAGGTAAAAGTCAATTAATACACTAAGGATAGTCAATATGAATAATTTAATTAGCACCAATGCGTCAATGACCTCTAAAGAGATCGCCGAATTAGTTGGTAGCCGTGAAGATAGTGTTAAAAGAACTATCGAACGGTTGGCAGAGAAAAATGTTATATCCGAACCACCAACGGTGGATGGGATTAAAGCAGCAAACGGAACCACTCCACTACATTATGTTTTCACAGGTGAAAAAGGTAAACGAGACAGTATCATTGTCGTTGCGCAACTGTCCCCAGAGTTTACAGCTCGGTTAGTTGATCGCTGGAAAGAACTTGAAGATGAACGAGTCAAACCAAAATCACAAGCAGAAATTATTGCTGCTATGGCGCTGGCTAACTTAGAAAGCGAACGCCGTATATCTCATGTAGAGCAAAAAGTTGAACAAGTGAATGAAGTCGTTGAGCAAATAAAACAAGGAACGATCCCTGTAGGTTGGATTGGGTACTCTCTGGCGAGAACTAAATCAGGTATGACGGTGGATAAATGCAAAACACTCACCAAACAGTTCAATGTTCGCAAAAATAAAATAACTATTCTTACGCCCGAAGGTATGCCTAGGCCTATGGCCATTATTCATGAAGCTGATTTTATATCTGCATTCAAGGCAATGATGAGTGAAGCCGAAAAACGTGGCACTCGCTGGCATCATCCTAAAATGGGATTGTTTCAGGCAATTGGCTGGGAGGGTAAATAATGGCTTATTTTACTGATACTAGTAATGGCGTTATTTCTGATGATGGTGCTTTAATATCTTACTCTGAAGCTGTAACAGCCCTTGAATCAGGTCAATACGATAAAGAGTTATTGAAAGGTTTATATTTAGCCGCTGCAGTCATGGGTAAGTTAGCTGATGAATCTGAAACATTAACACCTGAACAGAGAATTTCTGTCTGGCGCTGGGTGGTAGCAACTTGCTTTATTCGTGAACTACAAGAAAAGAATGGCACCACTGAAATTCGTAATGAAGAAGGCGGTGTTGATCTTGCCACTATTTACAGTAACGGAGAAAATGCTTTAACCATTTACCCAGCTTCTTTGCGCCTTTGTCTTGCAAGCCATTTTGAAAGCATTCTTATCGAAGAGTTAGGGGGTATCTATAAAGATTATTGTCCTGACTTCATCATAAAAGCCTATATCGGCTTTCTGGACATCTCCCTTGAACATGGTCCTCGCCTATCAGAAAAAGGACGTGAAGGGCTCTGTATTCTTCATGATGATTATATTCGCGAGTTAGAAGCTAATAACGGATTTCTAGCTATGCCAACTATGCACTAAGGACGGTAAAAAATGACAACTAAATTACCTTACATCGAGACAAGCCAATTAAGAGCTGCACTTACATTATTAAAAATGAGTGATGATGTTCGTCTTGTTACTAACTGTGTACATATCAACGCTGAACATATCGAAGTGTCTAATGGGCATGTAGTATTACGCATGAAACACAACTCTGAATTCAGTGATGATATTGTTATTCAATTTGATGAAGCAATTCCTAGCGATGCTGAATATACACATATTAAATCATATGACGATGGTTCTTATGTCGCTATTCATTATAAGCAAGAGAAGGATGAAAATTTCTATCCCTACTATAAAACAAAACTCACTTTAATCAAAGATAAGTACCCGTCATTTAATCGTCTTTTTGAGCAGGAATTTATTAAAGGTGAAGCACCTTTATTGCAGTCCATGTATTTAGCCTTGCCTTATCTACTATTTGGCCGTGTTATTACGGAAATGCTGAAAACAAAAGATAGCAAAAGTGTGCTTTTCGATTTTTCACTTCTGACAAAAAAATCATTTGGTGATCCTAAATTACTTGTATTAGCAGTGGCTGATAATGCTTTTGATATTGCTGATAAAGTTTACAGCTTAATTAAGGATGATGATTAATGACAACTTTAGATTTCAATCTCGTTAGTGTCATCAAAAATGCAGGTAGTGATCCCAGTGATATAACTGATGCAGTCTGGAAAGCCGGTTATCGTAAAACAGATTTTACCACTGAGCAGATCATTGATATTGCAGTAAGCATGACGGGTGATTCTATTTGTTTAAAATTACCCCATGACACCTTACCTAAGACTTTAGATGACATCAGTAAATATCATTTAAACGATATCATTTTTGATGCCCATTGGGATAACCCACCAGCGACTATCGCACAGTGCATTATGGAGAACGGGTATAGGGAAGGAAATAAAAAATGA